CCGCGAATCATCCCACAACGCTACGCCGCGCGATTCCTTCCTGGGAATCCCGCCACGACGTTCTTTGCTATCCGTGACAAATATGACTCAGTTATTTATCCGTGCGCCCTTAGCATCCGTCCATCACTACCGGGTTAAATATCCTCGAACCTTACACCATCAAGCTCCGGTGGCACCAGGTAGGCGAGAAAAAATGGCAGAACGACGATCAACACAAGCCCCAGGTGGCTTGGCAACCAACCGGATAGGCGAAGATCGGACCAGTGCCCTTGCTGCTGCACCTGTCTTTTTCGTAGCCCCGTCGCGTCCGCCGGCAGCCGCGCGCTGACGGCCCCAGCATCATAAGACGCGCTTCCACCGGTCCCTTGCACCTCAGCATGGGCTCTCGCTCTCGCACGCGCCAAACCCATGTCCACGCTGCCGTCGTGGAGCAAACTCGACCACTCTCCAAGGAGAAGAAGCCATGACCCAATTCGTTTTCGGTTCCGGCACGCTCGTCATGAAGCGGACCGACATCGCCAATGTCCAGCCGGCCCTGCTCGGCACGCTGCAGGACATTTCGGTCGATTTCGATCGCAAGATCGAAGCTCTGCTCGGCCAGTACAATGTCGCCGTCGCGCTCGGCGGCGGCGAAATGAAAATCTCCGGCAAAGCCAAGTTCGCGCGCTTCCAGGCGGCGCAATTCAACAATCTCTTTCTCGGCCAGACGCTGACCGCCAATGCCATGCTCGAAATGACCACCGGCGAGCCGGTCACCCCTTCCAGCGGCTCCTTCACGGTCGCCAACGGTACGACATTCGTCGAGGATCTCGGCGTCTTCTATGCCGCGACGGGGGCCGCGCTGACCCCCGTCGCCGCTTCGCCCACGGCCGGCCAATATGTTGCGGGCGCCGGCGGAACCGGGACTTATACGACGGCTTCCGCCGACAACGGCACGGCGATGATCTGCTATTACAGCTACACGTCTTCGAGCGGCAACAAGATCGTCGCAGCCAATCAGCTGATGGGCGCGATGCCGACGTTCGAGCTCTACATGAAACAATCGTTCGATTATCTCGGCACCACCAAGGATCTGATCCTGAAGCTCAACGCCTGCTCGTCGTCGAAGATTTCGCTGGCCTTCAGCAATCAGAAATTCGCCATCCCCGAGTTCGATTTCCAGGCCCAGGCCGATGCGTCGAACAATTGGGGCACGCTGTCGCTGTCGGAGTAGCAACGCATGGATTTCACCCCCGATCCGAAGATCGATCTCAGCGATGCCGTCACGGTGACGCTCGCCGGCCGCACTTTCTACGTGCCGGTCCTGCCGCTGCGCCAGACCATCAAGATCGCCACGCTCGCCCCCAGGCTCGGCAAGGAAACGACGGCTCAGATCACCGAACAGCAAATGCTCGACGTCGCGACGATCGTGCATCTGGCTTTGACGCGCGCCTATCCCACGTTGACGTTTGATGCCTTCCTCGATCTGCCGATCTCGTTCGAGGAGCTGTGGCGATCAGCGCCGGTCATTCTGCGCCAGACGCGGGCCCTCAAGCAGGAGCCGACAGCGGGGGAAGTCTTGGCGGCGAGTCCATCGATTGGCTGAGACTCGTCGCCGAACTCGCCATTGATCTTTCCTGGACGCGCGACGAAGTCCTCGATCAGGTCGACATGCCCTTCCTTGCCGCGCTCACGCATTCTTTCGAGGATTATCCGCCGCTGCGCAAGATCGCCGCGGCGCTCATCGGTCATAAACGGCCGAAGCGATCGAACGACTTGAACGAGTTGCTGGCGATGTTTCCAGACGGGAAGATTGGCTAGTACCTTGCGTCAGCCAAATTGAAGGGGCGCGGCCTCCTTTCCCCTTTGCGGGGGAAGGGGGCCGCGCCCCTTTCTAACTAAAGTATTCCTCGGCAAGGTTCGTGCAGGCGCCCTGGCTCCGCCGACAATCAACGGGTGTTCTATGGCCGAAGACATCGTCGTCACGTTCGGCGCGTCGACGCAGCGCCTCAGCGACGGTCTTGCCGACGCGCGCGCGCAAACCAAGGCGGCGGCCGACGACATGCGCGCCTCGGTGGCGCAGGTCGGCGCCGCCTTCGCCTCGCTCGGCAGAGATCAGCTCGCTGCCACTATGGCGAGCTTTTCCGGCGATATTGCGCTCGCCCGACAGGGACTCGCCGAAAAGCTCAAGCTCATCGGCGAAGAGGCGAAGGCTTACGAAATCGGTGAAAGCGAGAAACGCGCGGCAACGCTTGCCGCCTTGCAGGACGAATATACGGCCGAGCGCAATGCGCTCGACGGCGAACTGCAGCTGGATGGTCTGCGACTTGCACGCAAGCAGCAGATCACCGAGCGAATGCTCGAGCTCGACCAGCGCTATCGGGCCAGCCTCGCCAATCTCGATCAACAGGCGGTCGATGAGGAAGCCCAGCGCTGGGAAAGCCTGTTTACGACGATCGAAGGCGCCTTCAATTCGCAATTGCGCGGCCTGCTTGCCGGCACGACTTCATGGTCGCAAGCCGTCAAGAACATCCTCGCCGATCTGATCATCAAATTCATCGAGGCAGCAGAGCAAATCACCCTGCAATGGGTCGCCGGCGAGCTTGCCCAGACGAGTGCGACGACGACGGGTACCGCTGCCCGCGCGAGTGCCACCGAAGCCGGCGCGGCCACCGGCCTCGTCGCCAATTTCGCAGCGATGGTGAAATCGATCGCCAGCTCGGCAGCAGAGACGTTTGCCGGCATCTTCGGCTTCCTTTCGCCGGTCATGGGGCCGGCGGCCGCGGGGCCGGCGGCAGCCGGACAAGCGACCGTCGCAGGGGTCGCGAGTGCCGTGCCGAGCTTCGCCATCGGTTCGTGGTCGGTGCCGGCCGACACGCTCGCCATGGTGCACGCCGGCGAGACGATCATTCCGGCGGGTCCCGCGGCGGCCTTCCGCAATGCGATGAGCGGATCTGGCCCGAAGTCGAGTTCGGGCGGCAGCGGCGATACGCATGTGCATTTCGCCGTCAGCGCCATCGACCAATCCAGCGTGCGCAGCTTCTTCAGGAACAATTCGAAGGACATATTGCGCGCCATCAACCATGGCGTTTCGACGGGATCGCATCTCGGCCTCAGCAAGATCGGCGGCTGAGCAAACCCTCGCAAACCCTCTCCCAAAGGGAGGGTGGCCGCCATAGCCCGTCCTGAGGACGGGCGTCCTTCGGACGCCCTCTGGCGGCCGGGTGAGGGGTTGCGATCTCGCGATTCTGAGGTCCGTCAACAGCCCGTGCTTTCCTTTCCAGCATCCTAACCCCTCACCCCGGTCCTGCGGACCGACCCTCTCCCATTGGGAGAGGGTGGAACTGAGGCCTCATGTCCACACTCCTCGGCGTCAATCTCATTCCCGGCACTGGTGAGTTCGGTTACGACACCGTGCCCACCCAAGGCGCGCAGGCGGACACGGGATTTCAAACGCTCAATCTGAATGCCGCGCCGTCCGGGTTCAGGACCGATTATTCGATCGCGCTCGATCAATTGCAGAGCGCTTATCCGTCAGTGACGACCGTTGCGCTCGTCGTCGCGTGGTTTGCCAATTCGATCGATGTCGCGAGCTGTCAGCTCTATCCGTCGACCAATTTCATCGGCGGTTCGTTCGAGACGCTCGCCGGCGGCACTTGGACTTCGGAGTGCTGGCGCTGCTCGAGCCTGACGCAGGCCTCGTCGGGCTTGATCCCGATCAGCACGACGGGCGGCTCGGCGACCTATGGCGGGACGCCGTCGGATCAATCGATCGTCCGCTGCATCCAGGATCTGAAGGCCCGCGGCTTCCGCGTCGTGTTCTACCCGTTCATTCTCATGGATACCACCGGCCTGCCGTGGCGCGGCCGGATCACTTACGCGCCGGATGTCTCGAGCGCGGCGACCACGGCCGTCAACGCTTTTCTGGGGTCTGCCGCGACGAGCCAGTTCACTCGCGATGCCACCAATCTCACCGTGGCCTATTCCGGCTCGCCGACCGATTGGACGTTGCGGCGAATGATCCTGCATTACGCCAATCTCGTCATCCTCGCCGGCGGCGTCGATCTGTTCCTGCTCGGCTCTGAATTCCGAGGCATCGAAACGATCCGCGGGCCGGCATGGACAAAGGCGGGCACGACCGGCGGCGACGGCAAGGTCACCTGGGACTATCCGTTCGTCGCCGGGCTCATGCAGCTCGCCGACGACGTGCGCTCCATCTTCGACGGCGCCGGGCTCACCAAAGACACCACGGGTCTGCACAACCTGATCTCATATTCGGCCGATTGGTCGGATTGGATGGGCTTTCAGCACCCCGGCGAGAACGGCCAATGGCCGCATCTCGATCAGCTCTACGGGCACGACAACATCGATCTCGTCGCGCTCGACAATTATATGCCGCTGTCCGATTGGACGACAGGCACCGGCGGCCTCGACGTGCTGAATTGGAGCGAGTTGGCGCCGAACCCGTCGGCGTGGCCGCCGTCACCGTCGGCTATGAACGGACTCGGCCTCACGGGCCAGCCGACGATCTACAGCCTGCCTTATCTCAAGGCGAACATCGAGGGTGGCGAGAAGTTCAACTGGTTCTACAACGACGGCAATAACGACGGGCTCGGACTCGATCCGAACGGAACCGATCTCAGGGTCTCGCTGCCGGAGGGTGACCGGCTCACTCAGAGCCGAAATCAATATTATCCGAACCAGCAATTGCTCGCGAACAAGCAGCTGCGCTGGTGGTGGAACAACTCGCATCAGGCAGTCTACGACGACGGCGACGGCTCGGGCTGGACACCACACGGGCCCTCTACCGAATGGGTCGCCAATTCGAAATCGATCACCTTCGCCGAATACGGCGTGCCGACGGTCGACAAGGGAACCAACCAGCCCAATGTCTTTTACGATCCGCGCTCGAGCGAGAGTTTCACGCCCTATTGGTCGACCTGGGACGCGATCGCCGGCGGCGGCTTTCAACCGACCCGCGACGATACGCTCGCGGCGCTGGCGCTCGAAGCGATCAACGAATATTGGGTGAGCGACGGCAACAACGAAAGCGTCGGCACGATCAACATGATCGAGCCCGCCTTCATGTCGGCGTGGAACTGGGACGCGCGGCCGTTTCCGACGTTCCCGCTTCTCGGCGCTGTCTGGGGCGACGCGGCGCGCTGGCCGTTCGGCACATGGATCGACGGCAAGGGTCCGGCGCTGCCACCGCCGGGCCAGCCGTCGGCTCCTTCGCCCGGCACCTATCAAATCTTTCCGCAGCTTTCGACACGCGGCTGGTCGGTGCACGAGAAGCCGTCGTTTGCGACGCGCGAAGCTTCGCTCGTCTCGGGCCGCAGCCGGCGCGCCGCCAGGATGGCCGCGCCTTTGTGGGAGTTCGAGCTGACTTACGACCTGCTGGCCGGCGCGCCGGGCGGCGACCTCGCCGCCATCGTCGCCTTTTTCAACGCCATGCAGGGGACGACCGCGCCGTTCTGGTTCGAGCCGTCCGGCCTTTCGCCGCTTGCCGGCCAGCCGCTCGGCGAGGGTGACGGCACGACCACTGTCTTCACCTTTCAACGCTCGATCGGTGCCTATGCGGAGCCGCTGGCGGCGGTCTTTGCCGTCACCTGCGTCTATCAATCCGGCGTGCCTCTGTCGCCTGCGCTCACCACCATCGATGCGACGGGGTTCCCGGCGACATTGACCTTCACCACGGCACCGCAGGCGGGCGCGATGATCAGTGCGGACTTCTCCTATTATTGTCTCTGCCGCTTTGCCGATGATTTCGAAGACGTCGAGGAATTCATGGCGCAGCTCTTCCGGCTTCAGTCGCTGCAACTGCGGAGTGTGAAATTGTGAGCACACCGCCCTCCTTCCCAACCCTCGTCGGCCAGGGATGGTCGGTGCACAAGCGCCCGGTCTTTTCGACGCGCGTCGCGAGCCACGTCTCCGGCCGCGAGGTGCGCGACGCGCTCTATGCCCATACGCTCTATGAATACGAGCTCGTCTTCAACGCGCTTTCTTCGTCGTCGACGCAATTTGCCACGCTCGGGGCCGGCTCGCTGCAGACGCTGATGGGATTTTTCCTGTCGATGCAGGGCCAGTTCGGCACGTTCCTCTACAATGATCCGAGCGATGGTGCGGTGACCGGCCAGTCGCTCGGCAGCGGCGACGGTGCGACCGAAAATTTCACCTTCGTGCGTTCGCTCGGCGGCTTTGCCGAGCCGGTCGGCTGGGTGACCGGGACGCCGACGATCTATGTCAACGGCACGCCGCTGGCGAGCGGGTTTACGATCACGGCGCCGAACACTCTGACATTTGCGAGCGCGCCGGCGAACGGCGCGGCGATCACCGCCGATTTCACCTATGCGTTCCAATGCCGCTTTCTCGACGATGCGCTCGATTTCGAGAATTTCATGCAGAACCTCTGGGCCGTGAAGTCGGTGAAGTTCCGCAGCGTGAAGCCGTGAGGGAGTGGGCTATCGGGCAAACCATTTCCTCATCCTGAGGAGCCCGCGCAGCGGGCGTCTCGAAGGACGAGGAAATGGCTCCAACCGTTTGCCGCTTGACAAATGTTCTGCTTTTGTTCTAATTCGCCAACGAGGACGAGGCAATATGAACCGGACCGCTGTTCTGCCGGGCCGCGGCTATCGCTTGGATGCGCGCGCGTCTTCCGAAGGTGTGAGCTGCGACGAGAACGGCCCGCGCCTCGGCCCGGCGCGGCTTCTGCGCCGGACCATCTTCGGCTTCGAGCCGCGGCCGGCGGCCGAACTCGATTTCGTGTTCGCCAAGACGTTTGGTGCGCCGCTCGATTGGCGAAGCCGTCTGCCGGGGCTTCTCGCCATCGCCAGCGCGCTCGACGAGAACAATCTCGCGCTCGCCATGATTGGGACGTTGCACCTGCGTCTGCCGGTGTTGAACGATGAGCAGGCGGGTCGCGCGAGAGGTGCGGAGAAATTGCTGAAAGCCTTTAATCCGGATGAACCGCGCGACGAGCGGGGCCGGTGGACGAGCGGCGGCAATACCATCGTCATTCCTCCGCAAGAGCTTTCGGCTGGGGATCACCAACAAGGCAGCCAGCCTTTTCAGGTCGCCGAGGATCTCGAAAAGTTTCGTGACATGAAGTGTCAGGAGTTCATTTCTGCATTTTGCCGTGGTAGCATAAAATCTGTGTTTCCTGGACAATATCTCGATCTGCCGATTGGTACCGCGCTACAGGACGCCGCAGGCGGTTCCGCAGCAGCGAGGTCAGCCGTAAAGTTGCTGAGCCGGCCTGAGTATCGAAAATAGAAGATCCAAGGAGCGAACAAATGCATCCACTCTATTCACTATTGAGCGACCTCGACGCAGCCGGAATACATTACCAGATGTTCAGGGGCGGTCCCAAGCAGGTCATGATATCGGCGCTCACACCCGGCCTCAAGCTCGAAATCGATGTCTTTGAAGACGGCCGCATAGAATTTTCTAAATTCGAAGGAGACGAAACGCCGATCGACGATCTGAGGGAACTCAGGAGACTCATAAACGCAATCAAAGCCAAGAATGCGGAGTAGATCAGCGGGACCTTCAATTGCGATGCCTCAATTAAAGATCCGTGAAATGTCGGATTCTACGATGGACCTCGAAGAAGCCCACCGCTGCCTCAGGCACGATCCGCTTCGTGCATTGGCGATTTACCAGACTTATTTGGCAGCTCATCCAGACGATTCCTTTGGTCTGCTTTGCCGTCATCAAGCTTGGGATGCGCTGGGTGAACTACAAAAAGCGCTCGCAGATATCAGTCGGGCGATCGAGTTGCGTCCTGATTTCGTCGGTTATTCCTCTCGCGGCATGCTTCTGCGCAAGATCGGTGATCACGCGAGCGCCATCGCAGACTTCACGCGCTCACGCGAGGTCGACGAAAAGACGTGGAAGGAGTCGTTCGATCCGCATTTTCGTGCCGATTCGCTTGCTCGGCTCGGACGACTCGACGAAGCACTCGCCGACTGCGCTCACATTCCCGATGATCACTGGATGCCCGGCGTTCTCGGCCTGCCTCGCGGCAATAAGGCGGAGTTCATTGCCGAGATCAAGCGCCGCGCGCTGGCCGCGCTGTAGCAACGGTCCTGGCGCCTCGCTTCAACTCATTTGAAAGGGCGCGGCCTTCCCCCCTCGCGGGGGAAGGTGGCGCGCCATAGGGCGTCGAAAGACGCCCGTCGCGAGCGACGGGCTTTGGCGCGACGGATGAGGGGGCGGTTCGACTGGGTGTGCGGCAGCGACTTTTGCGCCCAATCCGGCGGTGCCCCCTCATCCGCCCCTTGCTGACGCAAGGGGCACCTTCCCCCGCGAGGGGGGAAGGCCGCGCCTTCAATTTGGCTGACCAACATTGTCGCGGTCGTCTTTACCCAAGTTTCTCTTCGCACGCACACATCAGAATCGGCCCCCCCATGAAGCCAGCTTCCTCGGCTCTCGTCACCTATCTCGCCGCTCTGCGCGGGCAAAACGACGCCACTTTGCTGATGGCCGATTGCTTCACCTTCACGCTGCAATCGGGCCTGATCCTCACCTATACGAACATCGACGTTCCGGTGACGCTCGGCGGCACCATCTTCGCGGCCAATTCCGTGCTCGTCGACGGCCTCAAATACCGCGCCTCGGTCGGGCTCGACGTCGACCAGCAGCAGATCACGCTCTCGGCCCCGCCGAGCGCCAGCGTCGGCGGCGCGCCGTTTCTGATCGCGCTGCGCGACGGCGCTTTCGACGGCTGCCTGATTTCCCGCGATCGCGCCTTTTTCAGCGATGTTCTGGGCGGGACCGTGATCGGCAGCGTCACCTTGTTCACCGGACGGCTCGCCACCGTCGACGAGGTCGGCCGCACCAGCGCCAAGGTCACCGTCCATTCCGATCTCATCCTCCTCGACCTCGACATGCCGCGCAACCTGTACCAGCCGACCTGCGTGCACACGCTTTACGATTCCGGCTGCGGTCTGGTGGCCAACACCTATGCGGCGAACGGCACGGTCGCAGCCGGCTCGACCGTCTCGACGATCAACTGGTCGAGCACGATCTCCGGCTACGTGCAGGGCCGGATCATCTTCACTTCCGGTGTCAACGCCAACGTCTCGGCGACGGTGTCTTCGGCGATCGCCGGCACGTCGCTTCAGCTGCGCTACCCGCTGCCGAACGCGCCCGCCACCGGCGACGCCTTCACGATCTATCAGGGTTGCGACCACACGATGGCGACGTGCCAGGCGCAGTTCGCCAATCTCGCGCGTTTCCGCGGCTTCCCCTTCGTGCCGCCGCCGGAAGTGGCGTTCTAGGAAGTCCACTCTGTAGCCGCGCTCGATGAGCGCGGCCAGACGCGGTCCCCCTGTACCCGTGCTCGATGAGCGCGGCCAGACGCGGTCAGCGACCGCGTCTACATCGTAACCCCTCACCCGGCGCCTTCGGCGCCACCCTCTCCCATTGGGAGAGGGTTGTGATGCCTGAAGGAAAATCGATGATCGACGAATCCGCCGCGCGCCAAAAAATCGTCGCCGAGGCGCGCACATGGGTCGGCACGCCCTATCACGCCTGCGCCGACATCAAAGGCGCGGGGGTCGATTGCGGCATGCTCCTCGTGCGCGTCTTCGTCGATTGCGGCCTCGCTCAGCCCTTCGATCCGCGTCCTTATCCCGTCGACTGGCATCTGCATCGCAGTGAAGAACGTTATCTCGGATTCGTCCTCGATCGCGCCCATGAAGTCGCTCGCCCGCGGCCGGGCGATGTCGCGCTGTTCAAATACGGCCGCTGCTACAGCCATGGTGGCGTCGTGACCGTCGCACATCCTTTGACCATCGTGCACGCCTTCTGGCCGTATGGCCTCGTGCTCGAGGAACCCGTGCATCTCAACGGCCAATTGTCCGATCCACGCCGCGCGCTCAAAGTCTTCAGCCATTGGGTGCCGACATGAGCGGCATCTTCGGCAGCAAGACCGTCAAGCAGCCCGTCTATACCGGCTTGCAGGTCCAGACCGCGACCAATACCTTGCCGATCCCGATCGTCTGGGGCGTCGCGCGGATCGCGCCGAATGCGATCTGGTACAATAATTTTCAGGTTCACAAGGCCGGCACAGGCGGCAAGGGCGGCCTGTTCTCCGCGCCGTCGAGCGGCTACGATTACACGGCCGCGATCATTCTGGCGCTGTGCGAAGGGCCGATCTCCGGCATCGGCCAGATCTGGCGCGACCAGGCGATCTATACGCTCGCCGATCTCGGCCTCTCGCTGTTCACCGGCACGACGCCACAGAGCGTGTGGAGCTATCTCGGCACCGCGTATCCGGGGCAGGCGCTCGGCTACCAGGGCACGGCCTTCGTCGCCAGCGGCGATTACGATCTCGGCTCGTCGGCGACGATCTCCAATCATAATTTTGAAATTCAGGGCGTGCTGCAAGGCACCGGCGTCAACGGCGTCGATGGCGATCCAGCCCAAGTCGTCAACGACTTTCTCACCAATGCCCAATATGGCGTCGGCTTTCCGGCTGCGAGCATCGATGCCACGACCTTGTTCGGCTCCGGCGGCGACGCTTCCTACCAGACCTATTGCAAGGCCGCCGGCTTTGCCGTTTCGCCCGCACTCAGTGATCAGGAATCGGCGCAGAGCATTCTGACGCGCTGGCTGCAACTCACCAATACGGCTGCGGTGTGGTCGGGCGGCCTGCTCAAGTTCATTCCCTACGGCGATACCGAGATCGTCGCCGGGACGGTGATCGCGACGACGCAGGTGCGCCAGATCCAGACGCCGACGCCGCCCGCCAGCGGCCCGACGCCGCCGCCCTCGATCATCATCTGCCCGGCGGCCTATTTCGTCGCCGACCAGGGGGTCACCTATGCGCAGACCGGCACGGCGCTGACTTACATCGGCACGTCGGCGCCGACGCGCAACGGCACTTACGGCATTTCACCTGCCGGCACCTATCTTTTCGCCGCCGGCGACGAAAATCAGCTGGTGGCGATCTCTTATCAATATCAGATCGCTGCGACCTACGTGCCGAACGTCGGCTGCGTCTATAGCCTCACCGACGACGACATCGTCGGCGAGAACGACGAGGATCCGATCAAGGTCACGCGTTCCGATCCGTTCCAGGCTTACAATGTCTGGCGGCTGGAGATTTCGGAGCGCGACAATGCCTACGCGCTGGTCCCGATCGAAGTGCGCGATCAGGACGCGATCGAGCGCTATGGGTTGCGCGTCGCGACCAGCGTCAGTGCCCACGAGATTTGCGACGAATATGTCGCGATGATCTCCGGCCAGCTCATCCTTCAGCGGGCGCTCTACATACGCAACACGTTCAAGTTCAAGCTCGCTTGGGAATTCTGCCTGCTCGATCCGATGGACCTCATCGCGCTCAACGACGCCGATCTCGGCTTTTCCGACACTGCCGTGCGCATCACCGAGATCGAAGAAGACGAAAACGGGACCCTGTCCGTCACGGCGGAGGAATTCGTCGCAGGCGTCGGCACGGCACCGGCCTACCAGACCCAGGGCGGCATGGCCTATCCGGTCAACCGCAACATTGCCGTCTCGCCGGTCAACCCGCCGCTCATCTTCGAGCCGCCGCCGGCGCTCGTCGGTTCGAGCCCGCAAGTCTGGGCCGCGGTCAGCGGCGGCTCCGGTGGCGCCGCCGATCCGAACTGGGGCGGCGCCAACGTCTGGCTCTCGCTCGACGGCACGACCTACAGCCAGATCGGCACAGTGAATGCACCGGCGCGCCAGGGCGTGACCACCGCTTCGCTCGCGGCCTTCGCCGGCAGCAATCCAGATACGACCGATACGCTCGCCGTCGATCTCGCGGAGAGCGGCGGCGCGCTCGATTCCGGCAGCGCGGCCGATGCCGCCGCCGCCGTCACGCTGGCGATCGTCGATCATGAGTTCATCTCTTATGAGACCGCGACGCTGACCGCCGCGAACACGTACAGCCTGACGACCCTCTATCGCGGTCTCTATGGCTCGACGCCGGCGGCGCATGCGAGCGAAGCGCCCTTTGCGCGGCTCGATACGGCGATCTTCGAATATGATCTGCCCGCCAATCTGATCGGCCAGGAACTCTTTCTCAAGTTCCAGAGCTTCAACACATTCGGCAACGCCGTCGAGGATATTTCGACCTGCGCCGTCACCACTTACACGCCGGTCGGCTCCGGCGTGCTCGGTCCGGTGGCACAGGCGCTCGCCGCCGGCACCAGCCTTGATTATCGGCTCGCCACGGAAACGGTTTCCGAAACCGACGATTTCGGTCTGGCGAGCGATCCCTATTCCACACTCATCGACATGGGGACGGTCTCGACATGAGCGTACAAGTCAAACGGCGTCGCGACACGGCCGCCAATCTCGCGACTTTTGTCGGCGCACAGGCCGAACTTCTCGTCGACACGACGAACAACCGCGTCCAGGTCCATGACGGCACGACGGCGGGCGGCTGGCCGGCAGCGAAGCTCGCCGAGGTCCTGACCAATACCCGCACCGCCGTCGCCGACACCGCCTACACGGCGCTCGCGACGGATCGCACCGTGGCATTCACCTCGCTTTCTGCCCCCCGCGTAGTGACGCTGCCGGCGGCGAGCGCCTATCCGACCGGGACGCGGCTGGTCGTTTTCGACGAATCGGGCCTGTGCTCGGCGACGCTGACGATCACGATCGAGCCGGCCGGCTCCGACACGATCGACGGCGCGACGAGTGCCGTCCTGTCGTCGGCCTATGGCTATCTGGCGCTGCAGAGCAACGGGTCCGGCAAATGGACGATCGTCGACCAGGCGGCGAGCAATCTTTCGGCCGTCGGTATCGGCACGCCCGCCGACCCGAACAACGTGCTCTCGGTCTACGGCGCGAGTGCGTTGTTCAGCAGCGCCGGAAGTTTCAACATCACCGTCAACAAGGGAGCCTCCTCGAACACCGGCTCGTTCATCTTCGAGGACGGATTCTCGGGCCGCGCACAGATCGGACTCTGCGGCGACGACAATTTCCATTTCAAGGTCTCACCGAACGGCTCGACCTGGTACGACGCGCTCGACATCACCGCTTCGTCCGGCCTCGTCACGGCGAAGTTCGGGCTGGCGCTGGCCGGTTCGACGAGCGGGACGACGCAATTGCAGGCGTCGGCCACGGCCTCTGGGACGCTGACGCTGCCGGCCGCGACCGACACCCTCGCGGTGCTGGGCACCAATCAGACATTTAGCGCTACCGAGACGTTTTCCGGGACGCTCAACGTCACCGGCACATTCCAGATCGGCGGCTACACGATGAGCTGGCCGGCGGCATCGGGCACCGTCGTCACGATCGCCGCAAGCCAAACGCTGACCAACAAGACGCTGACGAACCCGGTCATTTCGGGCGGCACGATCGACAATGCCATCATTGGCGGCACGACGGCGGCAGCGGCCTCGTTCACGAGCCTGTCGGCGTCCGGGACCGTATCTGGCGCCGGCTTCTCAAACTATCTCGCTTCCCCTCCCGCCATCGGAGGGGCAATCTCCGCGGATTATGTAGTTGACACACCACGGGGCTGAGGGCCTAATCCCCAGGCGCTCGCGCGAAATTTACAGAAGCTTTACCGTGTATGGCACAGCTCTAGATAAAGTGCGACTATTTGACTCAGCTCCCGCGCGGCCCCACATTGATTACCAGATGTCAACCGACATGCCTCTGAATCGCAATTTGGCATCTGAAAGGCGTGTTCAGATACGAGTGGGAGACGGGCAATGGACGAGATCAAGACAGATGAGGTGCTTCTAAAAGCACTCAAAGAGGCAACAAAACGAAAGGCCAGTCCAGAGCAGATTCATGATCAACGCGTTTCATATATCATGGGAGCGCTCGGGCGCTCTAGTGGAATAACGCGCGAAAAGGTGGAAAAAGTCCTTGCTGCTCAAGAGGGGAAAGATGCCGCTTGATACTGATTGAGATCACCGGAAACGAACTGGCACCCCCTTATCAGGAAATGGCGATTGCAAATGTCAATCGCCAATTCGATTTTTTGAAATCTGCTGTAATTGCAGCTTTAGCTGTCCAGCGACCATTTTTATCACAGAATATTATCAAGGCGTTGAACTTTCACGCGATCGCTTGCCTGCATGTAAATGCCGGAGAATACAGACCTTGCGGTGTGACAGTCGGCCACTATACGCCACCGGACCATTATCGCGTCCCGGCCTTGATGGACGATTTCGTGAATTTTGTAAATTTAAACATAGTGTTAGCCGATCCGGTTTATCTTTCCGCATTTGTTTTATGGAAGTTAAATCATATTCATCCATTTATTAATGGAAACGGCAGAACGGCTCGTGCCGCATGTTATTTTATTCTTTGTTTGAAATCTAACGGATGGATTGAAGGATCGCCAATCTTGCCACAATTGCTTGACAGGGACCATAATGACTATATTAAGGCCATTCAACATGCAGATACGTCACTGCTTTCCGGAGCGTTAGATCTAACTCCATTGCACGCCCTGATTTCAAAGCTGTTGCAGGAACAGATGGCCAGCATTAATAGCGCTGCGAATGCGGTACCGTGAACAAATTTGAAGATCTCCCGCCGCTGCCACGATCGCTTCCATGGATGCCGCGGCGCGTTCTCGGGACCGTGTTTCTGGTCCTTTTGTCGCTAGTGCTGTTCATCTTCTGGCTTGCGCCTATCGTCTTGCCGTTCTGGCGGATGCTGCGCTGACGCGCCGGGCTTGTGCGCCGCGACCTTTTTCAGCTTTGCATCGAAAGCCGCCTCGTCTTCGTCACAGCCGAGTTCGAGGGCGGCATTAGTGAATTTTTTGCCTTGTTCCGCTAGCTTGGCGGGTTGTAGTTTTGCTGCTCTGGACATTGGATGCCTCCTATCGGTTACATAGCATATATCGACGAGGCTGGCGACGATGGGCTCCGGCAACTCAGAACTTTGGGAAAAAGAGGCGCATCCGAATGGATGATAATTTCGGCAGTCCTGATCAAGGCAAACCGAGAAAATGAAGTCTTAGGATGGACTAAGAAAATCATAAGACGGCTTGGCCAACATCAAATAACGCAAATCCATTACTCTACTTTGGATTACGACAAGAAGTTAGTTGCATGTTCCGAACTTGCCTCTTTGTCAGTTCGAATTTTTGTTGTATTGTCCCACAAACGAAACATGCAGGGATACCGGAACATCAGAGCTGAAAAGGCAAAAGTGAACAGAACAGCATGGTTTTACTGCTGGATGTCGAGATTGCTTCTAGAGAGAGTGACGGCATATTGCGGAAGGAGGACGGCCAAGGACTACGGCGAAGCGAGAACTATCAGATTTGAATTTTCTAGTAGGGGTGGCGTCAAAATTGAGGATATTAAAGCCTACTATAAATATATCGGAGATCAAAGCCGTTTAGGTATGCTGCACGATAGCACATTCGATCTAGACTGGACCGTTGTCGATCCAGAGGAGATGTATTCATACCCAAATAGTATGAGAGCTGGATTGCAGTTGGCTGATATAGCGGCCAGTTCATTTTTTGGTGGTCTTGAGCTAAGCGATGATGGAACCACGAAGCCAGAACCGGCCAAATTATTGTTGCCTCGCATTTGTGTGGACCATAAGAACAAATGCTATGGATTCGGTGTAAAATTGATGCCAGTATGGGTTCCTAATTTACCCGCAGAGCAAGCCGAGCTCATCAACTTTTATATGTTTAAGTGAAGTGGTGAGCCCCTGGACCCTCTTTGCGCCGGTGGCTTATAGGCTACCCCATGGGTTGCCGTCCGATCCGGTTGCCACATCACTGCGACAAGGGCACTCCAGCGTTGCTCACCAATTCACCTATATACGATTCCATGTTAAAAATCAAGAAGCGTAAGAGGGGCAAAAGTCCTGGCAATCAGGGTGGCTGAGTGGCGCGGGCGCTGACGATTTCGGGAAGGAACGGAATTGTGGCGCTGCCGGGAACGGCGAG